TTACTTAACGGTTTTGGTATAGGTAGAGAAGTAACTGTTAGTATTAATTTGCGTGGCAATTTATCAAAGGATGGTAGTACTTCGTATAATTCAATTCAAGGCTGGAAGTTAATTTAACAATTATTTATTTGGTAATACGAAAATAACTATTACCTTTACACGCAAGTTAGGGAATGTGGGTTCCAAGTTAAAAGCTAAACTACTAAAAAAATTAAGCCTATGAGAGATAGCCCACACTATTTTTTGTAGGCTTTCTTATTTAAAAACAACATGAAAACAAAAGAAGAATTACTAGCGTTTATCAATGGTGTATCTGAAACAGTACAACGTGGTGAAATTATCGACAAACGAAAAGAGTTAGAATGGTCTGTATCTGGTGGTGATGTTAGATGGCACATTAAAGCACTTTGGATAAAGGGTGTTACATTAGCACCAAATGTTAACAATCCTATGTTACAAAAAGATAATACTTACCATTATGAAGATTTTTACTTTAGTGTAAATACAAATGATTCGCCTCGTAAACTTTGCAGCGAGATAGTAGATGCAATAGATTATATTAATAGTAACGAATTTAACGAAGATTAATAATCAAATAAAAAATAAACAAAATGGAATTAAAAAAAGCCGCAAGGCAACAAGTAAAACTAAGACTAAACATATCGGCTCCAAGCGGTGCTGGGAAAACAATGTCAGCATTATTAATGGCAAAAGGTTTAGTAAATGATTGGAGTAAAATAGCAGTTATTGATACCGAAAATGGTTCAGCATCGCTATACTCTCATTTAGGGGATTTTAACGTAATTGATTTACAAGCCCCATTCACTCCAGAAAAATATATACAAGCATTAAACGCTTGTGTTAACGCTGGTATGCAAGCTGTTATTATTGATAGTAGCTCGCATGAATGGAATTGTCTTTTAGAGGAAAACGAGTTGTTAGCTCAAACTTCTTTTAGAGGTAATACATGGAGTGCATGGAGTAAAACAACACCACGCCACGATAAATTCGTTAATGCTGTATTGCATTTACCAGCTCACGTTATTACTTGCACTCGTTCAAAAATGGAAACGGTTATGGGTGAAGGTAAAAAAGTACATAAAGTTGGAATGAAAGATGTGCAACGTGAAGGGTGGGAATATGAGTTAACGGTTTCTTTAAACTTAGATAGAGATACACATTTAGCTACTCCTAGCAAAGATAGAACTAATTTGTTTGAGGGTAAAATGCCTTTCTTAATTACCGAAGAAACAGGCAAGTTAATTAAAGATTGGTGTGAGCAGGGAGTTGTTGTACCTACTATTGAAGAACAAATAAAAGCAGTTAAAGATTTATTAGATGAAGCCACTTCTTTAGATGAGTTAATTGTAATCTGGTCGGCACTTACAAAAGAACAACGTTTACTACCAACCATAGTCGACCAGAAAGAAAAACTAAAAACTGATTTAACACCTACTACATAATGAACATTTACGAAATCAAAAACGAATACCAATTAATTATTACAGATATAATTAATAATGATGGTGAGATTACTCCCGATCAAGAAACCGCTTTGAAAATTAATAGAGCAGATTTGGAAACAAAAGGCATTAACTATGCCTATGTAATTAAGCAATTAGAAGCCGATTGTGAAGCTATTGATTTAGAGGTTAAAAGACTTAACGCTTTAAAGAAAGTACGTTCTAATGCAGCAGAAAGACTAAAAGCAAATATTAGTAGTGCTATGCTATTGTTTGAAGTTGAAGAAATTAAAACTCCATTAATAAAATTAAACTTTAGAAATTCTGAAAGCGTTGAAATTACAAATGAAGAAGTATTAGCGGATAAATTCTTAGTAACTAAAACGGTTACAACTCCAGATAAAAAAGCAATTAAAGAAGCTATTAAATTGGGTGAAGTAGTTGAGGGTGCTATAATTAGTTACAATAAGAACCTGCAAATTAAGTAGTAGATACAATAAGATTTAAACTAATAAATAAGGTAAGATGACTTAGCTGGTGCTAAAGAATGACTTAAAACTCAACCATACGAGTTCAAAGTGTGTGGTGATTTGTTAATTATTAAATGGAGAAAGGGATAACCCCTCCCCAGTAGATGTAAATTTACTGGGGATTTTTGTATATTTGTATGTGATCAAACTACAAATAAAACCAATCTCAATAAACGAATGTTTTAAAGGCAGGAGATTTAGGACACCTAAATACGACACTTACATAAGACAAATGATGTTTCTATTACCTACTATTAAAAACGTTCCTACACGAGATATAAATGTATTTATTGAGTTTGGTTATAGTAGCATGCTTAGCGACTGTGATAATGGAATAAAACCATTTTTAGATTGCCTGGTAAAAAAGTATGGTTTTGATGACAGATACATTACACAATTAAACGTACATAAAAAAGTAGTTCCAAAATCAGAAGAGTATATTATTTTTGAAATTAGCTAAAATAAATTTGGTAGTGTCGTTCTTTATTTGTAATATTGCATAAGTTTCGGTCTCAACTATACGGAAACAAACGAACTAAAACAGGCTCGGATAATGATTTGGCGTGAGACCCCATTGATTTATTCGGGCTTTTTTTATTATGAAAAATCTATTTAAAGCAAACAGCGAGTATCTATCTACTCCAAAACAATTAAAGCCGTTTTTATGTAAAAATACTAATGGTTTATATTTTGTAAGTATATTCTTTTCAAAAGAACATATTGAATCACGTGGAATTGAAATTATAAAATAATGGCAAAAATAACCTACTCAGAAAAACTAAAGAATCCTAAATGGCAAAAGAAACGTTTAGAGATTTTACAACGAGATGAATTTAAATGCTGCTACTGTAATGATGAAAAAACAGAATTACAAATACATCATTTAAAATACACTAAAGAACCTTGGCAAGCACCAAACGAAGATTTAATTACTTTATGTAAACATTGCCATAATCTTATTAGCATATATAAAGGTTTGTATATTATTAATATAGAAAAGAATTATTATGAACATGAAGATATTTATTGTTTAATAGTTAAACATACATCTAATGATAAAGTATACATAACAGCTTATGATTATCATAACAATTCATTAAGCGAGGTATGTAGTTTTTTAGTTGGTGGACAATATCATAAATCAATACTAAAATTAACTGCATAATGGCTAAGAGATTTATAGATACAAATATGTTTAGTGATGAGTGGGTTCATTCGCTATCAAAAGATGGTAAATTGTTTTTTGTTTACTACATTACAAATTGTGATCATGCAGGAATATTAAAATTAAATAGAAGTCTTTGTGAATTTCAGACTGGATTAAAAAACTTTGATACCCTTATTAAAGACTTTGGTAACACTTTAATAACAGTTAAAGAAAATGTATTTTTTATGCCACGCTTTATTAAATTTCAATATCCTAAATTTCCGCAAAGTAATGTAAAACAACAAGATAGCGCAATTAAAATATTAAAATCTTATAATTTGTTTAATGAAGAAAGTAACTCTTATGTAACTCTTAGTAAAGAGTTAGTTAACTCTTATGTTAGTGATAGTGTTAATGATATTGTTATTACACCTAGTATAATTAATATTGATTTTGAAATTTTTTGGAATTTGTATAATAAGAAAAAAGGTGATAAGGATAAGATTAAAAATAAATGGGAAAAGTTAAATGATATTGATAGACAAAAAATAATTGATACATTGCCAGCCTTTTTAAATTCAATTACCGATAAACAATATCAGCCATTTCCAGAAACATATATAAATAACAAAAGATGGAACGATGTTATTGAGAATAAGTTAGAAAAAAAACAATATACATTATCAAGTCCATTAGGTAACTGGACTGGAATTTTAACTGAAGATGAGCTAACTCAAAAAATAGCTTCTGGATATTTTAAATTAGAAAACTAATGGCAGATTTAAAAGTAATTAACTTAACGGACAAAAAAGAATACATCATTAATGTTCAAAAAAATGGCGAGAATCAAATGACTTGCCCCGAATGTTCACCAACTAGAAAAAAGAAAACATTAAAATGCTTTAGCTTTAACTTAAATAAAAATGCTGGTCGTTGTAATCACTGTGGAATTGTTTTGGTAGCTCAACAAGATATACCTTTAAAACTTACACAAATTGAATATAAGCGTCCTAAATGGAAAAATGATACTAAGCTATCAAACAATGTGGTAAAGTGGTTTGAGGGGAGAAATATAAGCCAATACGTTTTAAATGATTTTAAAGTTACTGAGGGTGTAGAATGGATGCCACAAACTCAGAAAAACGAAAATACTATTCAATTTAACTATTTTCGTTTAGGCGAACTTATAAATGTTAAATATCGGGACGGTAAAAAGAATTTCAAATTATTTAAAGATGCTGAAATGATTTTTTATAACCTAGATGCTGCTATCGACAATAAAGAATTAATTATAGTTGAGGGTGAAATGGACGTTTTAGCTTTAGCACAATGTGGAGTTAATAATGTTATATCAGTGCCAAATGGATGCACCGATAAAGGCATAATTAACTTGCAATATTTAGATAATTGCATAGATTTTTTTGAAGAAAATACTCAATTCATATTAGCCTTAGATAACGATAAGGTTGGTAACAGGCTTAAAGATGAACTTGCAAGACGCTTAGGTTACGAAAACTGTAAGACGGTTACGTTTAAAGATTGTAAGGATGCAAACGATTGTTTAATTAAACATGGGCAAAACATAACAAAAGAATGTTTAAACTACGCTAAAGAATTTCCTATTGTAGGTGTGTTTAATGCTATTGATATTGAAAAAGATATTTACAACTATTACAACAACGGTTTACCTAGCGGGTGTGGCATAGGCATGCATGAATTTGATATGCTATTAAAATTTCAAGAAGGGTATTTAACTACAATTACAGGAATACCGGGACACGGAAAATCTGAGTTTTTAGACTTTTTGCTTTGTAGATTAAATATTTCGCATGGTTGGAAAACAGCATTGTACAGCCCAGAAAACCACCCATTAGAGTTGCATTTTAGCAAATTTGCTGAAAAGATTATTGGAAAGCCATTTGAGGGTTCAAATCGTTTAAGTCCTATTGATTTGTCAAACATGATCAATTATCATTCTGAAAACTTCTTTTTTATAAATCCTGAAAGCAATTTTCAATTAGAAAATATATTAGATAGTGTACGTCAATTGGTTCGTAAAAAAGGTGTTAACTGCTTTGTTATTGATGCGTGGAATAAATTAGACCACCAATATACAACCAATGAAACAAAGTACATTAGTGAACAATTAGACAAGATTACACGCTTTTGCGAAATAAATAAAGTACATTGTTTTTTAGTAGCACATCCAACAAAAATACAAAAAGACAAAGCAACTCAAAAATATGAAGTTCCAAACCTTTATTCAATTTCAGGTTCTGCAAATTTTTATAACAAAACAGCAAACGGAATAACAGTTTACAGAGATTACGAAACATTTACAACTAATGTTTACGTTCAAAAAGTTAAATTTAAACATTGGGGGCAAACGGGTATGGTTTCATTTGCATGGGATAAATCAAATGGACGATACTACAAGGGAACGCCAAATTACGATAGTTGGATTGTAAGCGATAAGCCTAAAATGATTGAAAACAATACAAACTTTTTAAATGAAAACAATAAAGATTTAATAATTAGCAACGAAGCAAACGAACCATTTTAAACCCATGAAAAAGTATAAAGTAATAATAGCCGATTGTAACGACACCAAAACAATTAACGAACAAAGTGTATCAAAACAACATTTGGAAACCAAATACAACAGTCTATATCGGTTTAGCTACCCAAAGACTACTGTTGCCGTCGAACTGGATGTACTAGATGTGAATAATCAATTAAATTTAGCGATATGAAAGTAGAAGATTTAAGAATAGGTAATTGGGTAACCAACTATTACACAGGAGATGAGTCTGTTAGTGTCGGCTTATTAAATATGCTGCAACAGTTTTGTCCTGATTCGCATCAACAAATTTATTCAGGAATCAAACTAACCGAAGATATTCTGCTGAAATGCGGGTTCACTAAACATGGTGCTAAGTACATGCTAAATGATTTTGTTTTATACGATTTTGAATATCACGCAAATGGCAATGATTTCAAAGGTTGGATAGTCCCATTAACCGACGGAGATTTCTTTATGAGTGGCAAATTTATTGAAATTAAATACCTCCATGAGTTGCAAAATATTTACTACGTACATAAAAAACAAGAACTAAACATAAAGCTATGAACGAAGAATACGAATGCGTTTATTTTTGGAATGAGAAATAATTAGTATATTTGCAATTATGAAAGCACTTCATATACTACTCATGCCGCCTATGGTGCAACGCCTTGGGTGTATTGATTTTGATATAATTGTGTTTTGTAATTGAATCATTAATGATTTTTTTTGATTATGGACGGACGTAAAAATAATGGAGGCAATAAGAACGCTGGCAGAAAGCCTAAAGCGGATGAAATTGTTATGATTGAGAAACTATCTCCGTTGGATGATATTGCTTTTGAGAAACTAAAAGAAGGCGTTGAGGGTGGTTCGTTTTATCATTTAAAACTATTCTACGAATATCGTTATGGCAAACCACGTCAAATGATAGATGTAACCACTAATGGAGCTAGCCTTAATGATGTTCCTGTAACATCATGGATTGAAAAAAAGTAAACCATGGCTATTCAGCTAAACCCTGTATTCAAAGAGCTTTACACAACAAAAAAGCGTTACATCTTACTAACCGGAGGGCGTGGTAGTTCAAAATCATTTAATGTAAGTGCATTTCTTTGCCTGCTAACATACGAAGCTAAACAACGCATATTATTTACTCGTTACACATTAACAAGTGCTGAAACGTCTATTATCCCTGAGTTTACAAAGAAAATTGAAGGATTAGAAGTTCCGCATCATTTTAAAATTAATGCGTATGACATTACTAATTTACGCACAAAATCACAAATTATATTTAGTGGAATAAAAGCTAGTAGCGGTGTACAAACCGCTAAACTAAAGGGTGTTGATGCTACTACATGGGTAAATGATGAGAGCGAAGAGTTTACAGATGAAAGTTTATTTGATGATATTGATTTGAGTATACGTACGCAAGATGCCCAAAATAGAGTGATACTGATACTTAACCCATCTAATACAGATCATTGGATATACAAGCGTTGGATTAAAGATACTAATCGAATTGTATATATTGATGGCATTCCGGTTGAGGTGTCTACACACCCGGACGTGTTGCACATTCATACAACGTACTTTGATAATTTGCAGTTTTTAGATAAATCATTTTTAAATACGGTTAACGAAACAAAATTAAAGTACCCTAAAAATTACGGGTATAAAATAATTGGACAATGGAACGGTGTAGCTGAAGGGGCTATATTCAATCGTAATGAACTTAAAACATACAAGTCAAGTGAGCTACTTAAATTTGAATCAAATATGGCTTACATTGACGTAGCGGATGCAGGAACTGATTTTACCGTTTGTATTATCGGTAAAAATATTGGTGCTAAAATATACATAACTGATATTTATTGCAGCGATGCTAATGCCGATGTAACACTCCCAAGTGTAGCTGCTTTAATTAATACTGAAAAGTGTTCGTATGTACGAACAGAAACTAATGCGATGGGAGGGATGTACGCGAGGAATTTACAAAAAGTGGTAACTCAAAGTAAAATATTGGGAGCTAACTCAACCGCCAACAAACACACTCGAATATTAATGGATATGCCGTTTATCATGGAGTATTTTATATTTAAACACGAAAGTGAGCGAACGCCAATGTATGAGGAAGCTATAAGACAGCTATGTATGTACACTAAGGACGGTAAGGCTAAACATGATGACGTACCTGATGCAGCGAGCGGTTTAGCTATGTTTATTCGGGCTATGTTGCCGAAATATTATTTATAGTTAGGAAACTGATTAACTAATATAGTATTAGCCGATTTAGTATCTAGTATACCAACACTTACTAATTGAT